AAAACTACAATCACAGTTTATGGTAACGAAACAGGTGGTTCACAAACTATTCCAGTAACAGTAACATACGTTCAATCTTAAATAATATGGCAGTAATTAGAGATAATAGAGGAGCCCTTTTAGCAAGCAATTTATCACAATATTTAGCAGGTGCAGCTAACACGGCAGGTACACCAATTGATACTAGCGAATTAGTTAGAATCATGAACCAATTTTTGGGACAAGGTGAACAAATTAGTGGAGATTTAACCACAATTACAAATGGTATCTACAAAAAATTTGGTACTATTGATAAAGTAACTAATAGAACTGAAATTGTAACTTCTGGAATATGGAGTGGTGATGCAGGTTCACTTGAAGTAACCGCAAGTAATACATCTTCTGCACAATTCACATCCGATAGTGGTAAATATTATTTAGATGTTTACAACGTATCAGCTAGTTTAGATTCGGCGGAAGTGCAGTTTTCATTAGCATATGGTGATATTGATGGATATGGTGCACCGACGGTATTACAAGATGAACAATCGACTTTACCAACTAAAGCAATTTATAACCAATTTAAAAACGTACTTTTAGATAGTTCTGATTTATATTTTTCTGTTTATAGTGGTTCAGCAACTGCTTCGGTAGCAACTGCAACCCATGATTTGAGAAATTTTTACGCAATTAATATAAATAGAGCAAGATATAAAGAGAGATTGGATCCAGGTAATTTTATGTTAGTTTTATCGGGTTCCGTTGGTACTATTACATTGATTGATGATAGTGGTGGAAGTGATGAAAACGTAACAACTGCGGGTAGAGTATATAATGTGGTTTCTGGTTCATTAGAAATAGGAAATGCATTATCTGCAACTACAAAAAATGTAACCGCATTAAATGGACAGGGTTATGGTTTATTCTATCCTGATATGGGAATTATATTATTAAACCCTGCAGCTTTAAGTTCATCTATTGATATTAAATTAGCACCAGCATATGGTTCACAGGATAATGTTTATCATAATATTTCTTTAAGTGGTAGTACATATACTGCAAATTCCGGTTCAATTGCATTATTAAAATCAATTGAAGGTGGTGCGGATTTCCAAGTAAGAAGAACTGAAAACGTTTCAACATCACATTATTTCGTAAGAGCAAACAATAGAGAATTCAACTTCTCAAACAACCCAACATTCGTAACTGGTTCCACAGGACAATTTAAAAATGCATTATTTGAAAGAGACCCTAAAGTATACATAACTACTGTTGGTTTATATGATGATGCTAACGAGCTGTTAGCCGTTGCTAAAGTATCCAAGCCGGTCGAAAAGTCATTCGACAAAGAAGTGGCTATAAAAGTTAAATTAGATTTCTAATAGAGAATAACCAACAGATTAGCAAAACCCAGCCCCGTAAGGTTGGGTTTTCTTTTAGGTAGATATTTATATACGATATGTTAAAAAGAATACCGAAATCAGATATTAGTATAAGACCATTTAAGGCTTATAAACAATGGTCATTTGATAGTACAGATAATGTAATATCATTATTGGAAGCTAATGTAACATCCAGTGAGTTATCGAATGGTTATCCTAAAAACTCAATATACGGACAATTAAGAGCGCAGTTTTATAATGGAAATGAAGATAATCCTTTTTTAAGATTTGGTAATAAATCCATAACATATAGCACTGGAATTGGTTCCGATAGATATATGTTGAATGATGCAAAAGTATTATCAATACCACAAATATACGTTGGGGAAGGAATAAAAAAGGGTTCGGTTTTACTGACAGATGATGGTATAGACTTTAAGGATGATTCTTTTGGAAATTTAATAAATGCCGCCGGTGATACAATTTATTTTATTACTTTCAATAATAATAGTGAGGCAACACTTTATGATTTTTTAGGAAATTTTTATACAATAACAATATCCATCATAAATTTTAATACGGGAGTAATTCAAGGAAACCATTTAGGTGATGCGTTTACAGCTAATATGGTATCATTTAATTTAAATGATATAGATACTGGAATTGTAATAGGTGGACCAATGATAGCTGATAATTTTGAATTTTTACAAGGTGTAGCCGGTGATGATAAAATTGGTAATATATTTTATAATCAAGGTTTGGTAGTTTTAACGAAAAATCCACTAACAAAATTAACTACAAATTGGGAATTATCATTTAAATCTACAAAAACAATATATGAACATGAGTATCTTTTAATAGTAAATCCTGATGAATTTAATGTATCCCAAAACCCATCTGCAATTAAAGAGGTTGGGTTTGAATATAGTTACATAACGGGTTCGGATAATAGAATTTATAAAACGGTTTCCAAACCTGGTATGAAGTTCATAAGAAAAAAATCAAAATTAGAAACAGGAAATGAATTAGATTATAGATATACATCATCAGTTGATGGGACTACTTTGGCCGGATTCGAACATTGGGACTTGAGTGGTTCGGTAGATTCTACGGGTTCTTTCCTTGCACCATACATTACATCTATTGGATTGTATGATGATGATTGTGATTTGATTGCAGTAGCAAAATTACCACAACCAATTAAATCAGAACCTGATTTTCCTGTGAACTTTATTGTACGATTTGATATTTAATTTATATTTATACTAAAACAAAAGGATATGTCAAAAATATTAGAATTATACGAAGCAAACAAAGCGGCTTTGGGTGTTGATAAAATTTCATTTGATGCCGGAGTAAATGCAAAAACTCCATACACTACAAATGATTTAAAAAAAGCAGATGAACAAGTATTAACAGCTGCTAAATTTAAAACAGGTAGAGGTGGAGAAATTAATGAAAAAAAATACTCCGATACCGTAAAGAGATAAATTTAATGACTAAAAAAGTTACAAAAAAGAAAACCAACTCTAAATGGGTTGCTAAAAAGCATGGATTTAAGTCAGGTCTTGAAGAAAATATTTCCCAACAAATCGAAGGTAGAGGAATTAAAGTTGAGTATGAAACAGAACAGGTTCCTTATATTGTACCTGCTAGCGAACATAATTACCACCCTGATTTTCGTTTACCTAATGGAATTAGAATAGAAACAAAAGGTAGATTTGTTCTTGCAGATAGAAAAAAACATTTATTAGTAAAAGAACAACATCCAGAATTAGATATTCGTTTCGTATTTACAAATTCAAAGAATAAAATAGGTAAAAAATCCAAAACCACTTACGCTATGTGGTGTGATAAACATGGATTTAGATATGCAGACAAAGAAATACCAGAAGAGTGGTTTTTAGAACCATAAAAATTTGGTAATATCAAATATTTGTCGTATGTTTGTTAGGTGTTGAAGCAGACTGATAAAAATATCGTAATATCCACGTTATCTAATACGTTGGGTAGTTATTCTACATTAAAGGGTAACGAATTAGCATTTTATTGTCCGTTTTGTAATCACCATAAACAAAAACTACAAGTTAATACCGAAACTCAAAAATGGCATTGTTGGACTTGTAATAGTGGTGGTAAGAAATTGACATCCCTACTTCGTAAACTTGATGTGGATAGGAAAACTATATCCATAATCAGAGAAATATACGGAGATAGTAATTGGACACCACAACAAGAGGATGCCGATACAAAGGTATTCATTTCCCTACCAAAAGAATTTATAAGTTTATCGGAAGAACCAAAAGGATTTAATCCTGAATATAAAAATGCTATATATTACCTTACTCAAAGAGGTATCACAATCAAAGATATAATCAAATACAATATTGGTTATTGCAAAGAGGGATTATATTCACAAAGAGTAATTATTCCCTCATATAATTCCGATGGGTCATTGAATTACTTTGTTTCTAGGTCTTACTACCCAGAAAACAAAATGAAATACAAAAACCCACCAATCAGTAAAAATATAATTTGTTTTGAGTCGCAAGTAAATTGGAAAGAACCAATTATACTTTGTGAGGGTGTATTTGATGCTATAACAATCAAAAGGAATGCAATTCCACTTTTAGGTAAGTTCCCATCCAAGCAATTGGTTGAGAAAATCTTTATGAGTGGTGTAAATAACATTATTATTTCATTGGATAACGATGCTATGGCAGAAGCATTAAAAGCGGCAGAATATTTTCGTAAGAATGGGATTAATGTCCGTATGATGTATCTAAAAGATAAAGATGCAGCAGATATGGGTTATGAAAATTTTTATGAAGAACTAAAGAAAACTAAAGAATTTAATAGTGAGGAATTACTATTGATGAAAATAAATCAATTATGAAATTAAAAAGAATTTATCACATCGCAGACGTTCATATTCGTAATGTTAAAAGACACAAAGAATATAGACAAGTATTTGAAAAAATGTTTGAAGAAATCCGTAATAGAGGAACGGAAGATTCAATCATTTATTTAGCAGGTGATATTGCACATGCTAAATTGGAAATGTCTCCTGAATTATTAAAGGAGATTAGTTGGTTATTTACCGAATGTTCTAAATTATGCGAAACCATTCTGATTACAGGTAACCACGATTGTAATATGAACAATTTGGATAGATTGGATGTTCTTACACCAATTGTAGAAGCATTGGATTTACCAAACTTTCACTATTTGAGAGATACACAGGTTTATTCTATCGGTGGAGTTGATTTTTCTGTATTCAGTATTTTTGATAACAAAGACAATTGGATTACCGCAGATAAGATGTTTGGTAATAAAAAGATTGCATTGTTTCATGGACCGGTTGATAACTCAATGACAGATGTGGGTTATGTGGTAAGTAGTAGACATTTCACAACCGATATATTTGATGGATTTGATTTGGCATTATTAGGTGATATTCATAAGCGTCAAGAAATGATAAGTCCGAAAGGTTGTAAGGTAGTTTATGCCGGCTCATTGGTTCAACAAAACTTTGGTGAAACATTAGATAAGCACGGTTTCCTTGTTTGGGATATGGATACTCTAACTTATGAAGCAATTGATATTCCGAATGAGTATGGTTATTATACATTAGATGTAGATAATGGTGTTGTTCCAATTGTATCAGATATACCGAAGCATGCACGATTGAGAGTTCGTTTATCTAACACCGATACTGCCGATACAAAGAAAGTATTGACAGAAATCAAAATGAGATACGGACTTGAGGATTTTACAATCATTAGAACGGATTCACTTTCTAAATTAAAGACCGGAAATAGACAAAACAAATTGGACTTTGAAGATATCACAGATGTAAACCATCAAAACTCTTTAATACACGATTATGTTAGTAGAATGATGCCGTTTGTGACACAACAAGACCTTGCGGAATTAGAAACTATAAATAGAGATGTAAATAGTAGAATTGTATTAGATGATGTTGCAAGAAATATTCAATGGAAACCAATTCGTTTTGAATTCTCTAATATGTTCTCTTATGGTGAAGATAATAAAATCGACTTCAGCAAATTAAATGGTTTGATGGGATTATTCGCACCCAATGCAAGTGGTAAATCCTCACTATTTGATTCTATCTCATTTTGTTTGTATGATAAGAGTAGTAGAGCATTCAAAGCAGCAAACATAATGAATAATCGTAAAACCGATTTCAAATGTAAATTAGAATTCGATATAAATGGTGAAAGATACTTCATTGAGAGAAGTGCTAAAACAATCAACAAAGGAAAGAATGTAAAAGTGGATGTTGAGTTCTACAAAATGGAAGGAGATGAAAGAACATCACTAAACGGAACGGAACGTAGAGATACCAACGCAATCATTGAACAATATGTAGGAACGTATGAAGATTTCGTTCTAACTGCATTGAGTTTGCAAGGTAACAATGCCCTATTCATTGATAAATCCCAATCAGAGAGAAAAGATTTATTAGCACAGTTTATGGGATTGAATATTTTTGATAAATTGTATGATACTGCATTGGAAGATATTAGAGAAGTGAGTGTGCTTATCAAAAATTTTAAGAAAACCGACTTTACGACAGAATTGGCGAATAAGGGTATTGAGATTAAAGATAGAAAAGGTGAATTAAAAGAATTACAACAACAATTAAATTCTGAAACAAAAATAAAAGAAGGAATTGAAGGTGAGGTATTGAATTTAACAAGACAACTTGCACCAATCGACTCTAATTTGGATTTACCTACTTTGGAAGAGAAACGGAAATCAATTGGAAAACAAATTGAAAATTTAGAAACGGAGTATACAAATACCGAAACCAAAATAGAAACACACAACGATACTCTTACAGAAATTTCTAAATCAATTGAAGAAAAGAAAACCTTTAATGGTTCGATTGATATAGAAACTGCTTATTCAAATTATCAACGAGAGAAAACCAATTTAGTTGAAGCTACAAAAGTTTATGATACTGCAAAACTACATTTAAGTTTAGCAGAGGAAAAGATTTCACATTTGGATAAACACGAATATGACCCAAATTGTAAATTCTGTTGCAATAATGAATTCGTTAAAGATGCGATGAAGGCAAAAGAAGGATTACCTCAATTTAAAGATGTAGTTAAACAGGCGATGATTGATTGTGTGGGTATTCAACAAACATTGGATACTATGGAAGGTGTGGAAGAACAATATAATCAATTACAAGAATTAAAAACCAGATATTCCAAATTGAAAGTGATATTAGAGAAAGCAGAAATGGAATATAAGGGATTAGAAACAAAAGAAGAACTATTACAAACTCAATTGGATAAAGTTGAAGAAGATATTGAGAAATATTACGAAAACGAAGATACAATTGAAACCAATAAAGAGTTAGAAAAACAAATCAAAGAAAAGGAAACTCTTAAATCGGAAGTTGATAAGGTAATAAGACAAATTAACAAAGATATAAACGACACAAATAGTGCTATAACGCAATTACAATCGTTTATAGACAACATCAAAGCAAAGATGGATGAAGTTAAGGATTTGGAAGAAAAGAACCGCCTATACACCTATTATTTAGATGCAGTGAAGCGTGATGGAGTTCCATATGAATTAATTTCTAAAGCATTGCCAGTTATCCAAACGGAAGTAAATAATATATTAGGACAGGTGGTTGATTTCGGAGTTGTAATGGAAGTAGATGGTAAGAATATCAACGCAAAGATTGTTTATGAGGACCAGGAGTGGGCATTAGAAATGTGTAGTGGTATGGAGAAGTTTATTAGTGGTTTAGCAATCAGAGTTGCATTGATAAACATATGTGGATTACCACGTCCAAACTTTCTTGTAATTGATGAAGGGTTTGGAACATTGGATAGTGATAATCTTTCATCCTTATTCGGAATGATGCAAT